TGCTCCATTGGAGAAGTCAATTTCTACGCCTAATTGTGGGTATGCCATTAGATTGCCTGCAATGTTAGAGTGTTACCATTTGTCTGGGTAGCAAGCAATCCATTTCTTACTGCTGCAACTAGATCTTGCTCCGTTGATACAGAGCCATTAACTACTAGATTAACTACAACTCCAGAACTAGAGTTTGATGTTCCAATAGTTGATGCAGTTGCCATTGTAGGAGAAATTCCATATTTTTGTTGGAATCTACTTCGTTCATCAGCAAAGGCTGCTGAGTCATTCATTGCTGGAGCGTATGGAGAATTGCTTGCTGTTAATACCTTGTCCATTTCAGCATCAGTTAAGTAACTTCTTCCACTTGCCTGCTTTAAGTCTATAGTAGTTACAAGTGCCATAACCTTATTGGCTGCAGCCAGTGCTGCCTCTGTTGCTGCACTACTTGCTGCTGCTTCTGATGCTGCTGCATCTGCTGCTGCTGCTGCAGCGTCTGCTGCTTCTTTGTTTGCATCTACTGAGGCTGCTGGATCGTAGGTGAATCCACCTTTACTTCCATTTGTTGATCCTTGACCAAGTAGTCTTAGATATGCTTCTAGTGCTGCAGTTGCATTCTTCCATGCTAGTTCTGCTAATTTTCCTGGCTCAATTAAATTGCCGTTGTAAGTAACAGGTGCACCAAGTTGGTATAGGTAAGCAACAACTTGATCAGTAGTTAACTTCCACTTATCCATTAATTTCTTGACTTCAGAGTCGTCTAGTTTTCCATCGCTTACTGCACCAACAAAGTCAGCATATTGACGAACCTGGGCTTCAGTCAGACCCCATTTAGATCTTAACTTTTCAATTTCAGCATCGCTTAGGATGCCATCATTTAGATATGTAAAGAAGTCAAGGTACTTTGCTGCCTGCTCTTTTGTACTGCCCCAAGACTTAGCAAGATTAGTTACTTCTTCATCTGAGATTGTGCCATCTGAAATAGCAAATATAGTTTCTATATAAGCCTTTGCAGCCTCAATTGTTACGCCCCATTTACCAGCAAGAGTTGCAATATCTTTGCTATCAATCTTGGCATCAGCCAAGGCAACAAGAATATCCTTGTATCTTTCAGATAAAGTGTTTCTTATTGACTGTAATAAAATATTTTCTTTTAGATCTTTAAGTTTTTGTAATTCTGCCTGATTATCTTTTTGCTTAATCAATAGTAATTCTGCTGCTCTAAAGTTAATTGCTTCATATTCTGCAGCATCTATGCTACTTACAGGAGTAATTCCTTTACCAGTTTTAGGATTAATACCAAACTTTGCAATTCTTTTTAGAATATCAAGTTTTTTCTTTTCTCCTGCAATAGACTTTTCTGTTGCAGTTAGTGATGCTGCTGCTGTTGCAGCGTCTGCTGCTGCAATTCTATCAATTTCTGCTTGTGCTTTTTTATATTCTGATGGAGTATAAAGTCCAATTCCATAAGGGATTGTTCCTTTGCCAACAAACTTTGCTTGCTCAATTTTTAGTTTTTTTATTAATTCAATCTCTTCTTTGAGTGCCTTAATTCTTGCTGTAACCAGTGCTGTGACAATAGGATCATGTCTCAACTTTGCAGCAAATAATTGTCTTTCAAGTTCTTCTAAATCTTTTATATTATCAACTTGGTTCTTTGCAGCCTTAGCAAGTTCTGCTGCTCCAGGTATAGCAATAGATGCTACTGCAGCACCAATACCTATTTTTCCAAGTAATCCTATTTTGCTTGTTGAAGCATTTGTAAGATCTGCTTGAGTCTTTAATCCCTTTAACAGTGTAACCATTGTTGTTATGGATGTAATAAAAGTGGCTAATTTATTTACAACAAATATGGTTGCTATCGCTGCTGCTATAGCCTTAACTACTCCAATATTATTAGTTGCCCATTGTGCAACTTTTCCTGCTACCTTTAAAAACTCTCCTGCTAGTTTTGCAGCCCTTTTTAGGCTTTCAGCAAGATCTGTTCTATTTACATCAACCCACTTTTGAATTCCTGGAATAACATCTTTTAGAAGATATCCTGCAAACTCTTGAACAACTGGAAGAAGGGCTTCTCCAAGACTTGCTTGAATGTTTGTATATGAGGCATTAAGTCTTTGTAACTGTGCAGCCAAGGTATTAAATTCTCTACCTGACTGGCCTTGTGCAGCAGTTGTCTTTGATAGGATAAGTTCATATGCAGCCTGTGCTTCTGCTGCTTTTAATGCTTCTCCTGTTAATCCTTTGAGTCCCTTTGCTGCTACCCTGGCAGTAATGTCAGACTTTCTAATTGCAACACCATAACGCTCAATTGGGTTGTATTCACCCTTGAATGTTGAACTGAGTGCTGCTACAGCATCTGCTGTGGTTCCACCGTAAGTGGCTGCTAAGTCTGCAGCAAGAATCTGTAGTTTTTGTGTACGCTCAATTGCATCTTGTTCTTCTAAGCCCAAGCCTTTAAGTTGTGTTCCTAGAAGAGCAGAATATCTAGCAGAGTCTGCTACTGATAGTCCATACTCCACCATTGTTTTAGAAAAGTCTTTTAGTTGCTTAGAGTTATTTCCAAATACTGCATCTAAGGCACCAAACTGTTGAGAAACATCAGATGCAGCCATAACTGAATCTTTACCAATTTTAACTGCTGCTGCTGCTGTGGCTACGGCTACAAGACCTACTGCTCTACTTGCTTTTTTGGCATAAGCATCAAATGACTTGCCAAGTTTTGCTAAATCTTTTTGTGCTTGCTTATTGCCTTTGTCAGAATACTGAGAAAGAATTCGTACTACTACTGCACCAGTTGACATACTAGTCACGCTCCTTTTCTAGATTCTTTTGTAGTGTTGCTTTAGCATCATTTAATGCTTGTTCAACATTTCTTTCAATTTTATCTCTATCTCTATCAACTATTTTCCAGGCTAATCTTGATGCAGTAAATGTCTCTTTATTCAAGTTACTTATAAACTTATTCTTACCAGGAGTCTTATTCTTTCTTCCTGCTAATTCATAGATTACACCTGTTGCTGATCTATTTATTAATGCTCCAGCAGAAGTTGTATAATCCTTGCGAACTTTGCGTTCTGCCTTAGATACACTAATTCCTGCCTTAATTACACTTTGATCCCATGCAGGCCATCCTGCACCATTACGAGAACGAGGATTAGCAGGTGGCTTAGTAGCCCAACCACTTAATGGAGGCTCACTAGTAACAAGTGCCTGTGTGTCTTTTTTGGCAGTACTAAGTTCATTATTAATAACCTTGGTAAAGTCACGCACAGCCTGCTTGTCAAATGACTCTAACGCTTTTAGTGTTTCCTTTAGTCCAGTCAACACTACTGCATCTTTTGCCATTAGCCACCTGCATCCTTGTTTTTTTCTTTTAGATAAATAACAATTGCCTCAAGTATTCCATCTGGAGCATCTAATAAGTCAATTGGTGATAAGCCTGTTTCCACAGAAATCATTGCTAACGAATATGTTAGGCTATTTCTGTGGATTCTAAATTTGGGTCTACAACTAACTAAACACTGTCTAAAGTGTCAAGAAAGCCATCGCCCCAAGGCTTTACAACTTTTCCACTATCCTTCAATGCACTCCATGCAAGGAAGTAGATGTGTTCTAGTTTTTGGTCTTCGCTAAGTAACTTAGCAAATCCCTTGCCGAATTTTTGTTCAAAAGCAACTATTGATCTTGGTCGTAGGGATAGTAATCCTTCAAACCCGTCAGTAGTCTTTACTTTTATATGTAGTCCGTCCATTTTTTTTCGCCCCTTCTAAGGTGTTATGAATTTATTTATTGGTCCTGATATAGGCCAAGTCACACTTACTGTAGCAAGTTCACCAACAGCACCAGAAATTGGTTGCCATTCTGAAATTACTGCATTAAAAGTATATCTTGGATTATTTGCACTTGCAACAGTACTAATAGGACGAATTTCAATTGGAATTGCTGTACCAACACTTGAGTTGCCAAGCGAAGTTCCATTGATAATTTCTTCAAGTCCGTTATCTGCATAGTTTTGATAAAATTCAAAACTTACTTGATTCTGGCCAAGTCCTGCTATTACTGTCTTATATACATCGTTCATTTGTGTAGTCTCAATAAGGTCATGAGTCGTTGAAAGAGAAACTGACGAGACATAATCGCTTATGTCGTACAGTCCATTCAAAAGAACATATGCATTAGTTAAGACTATTTTTGCCATATTAAGGTGTTACATCCTTAACAACCTTGCCAGTGATTGGCCATGTAACTGAAGCAGTTGATAGTTCACCTACTGCACCATTTAATGGAGTCCATTCTGTAACCAAGACCTTACCAGAACCATCTGTTCCGTCTGCCTTGTATGCTGGGTTAGTTGCAGAAATTGCACCTGTCGTAGGCTTAATTAGAAGAGTAGTTACATCTCCTAGCATTGGATAGATTGTTGCTTCTACTGCTGTCTGTCCTGCTCCTGCTGCTGCAAAATCTTGGTGGAACTCAAGTGTTACTGAGTTATCAACAAGTCCTGCTTGACGAGTCTTTGCTGCGCTTGGAACATTTCCACCTGCGAATGCAGTGGTTTCCAAAACATCATATGTTGATGAAAGTGTGACTGACGCAATATGATCGCTTAGATTCACTCCACCAAGAAAGACTTCAACATCTGTTAATACGATTCTTGCCATTGTTATTTATCTCCTTGTTCATTATTTATTGAGTTAAAAACAGGAACTTCTTCCTGCCGTGTTGCTTGTGGTACTGCTGGTGTTACTTTTGCTGCATTTGCAGTTTTGATATTACCTGAAGCAAGAAGATGTTCAACATTTCCGCCTGCACTAAGTATATCATCTTTGGTAAGTTTTTCTCCGTGAGCCTTACCGTAGACTGCATTTCCTGATGTAACTATATATTCCATTGCTTCTCCTTAGCCCCATATTGTGAGGTTATAGCGATACGATAAGAAAGATTGCTCACCAGATGTATATGTACCACTTTCTGCACTTATAACTCTGAGTGTATCAACAAGGCCACCTAATGATCTATCTGATTCTAAAGCAGTTTTAATGGAACCTGTTCCACTACCTGCCAAGAA